TCTTGTCCTCTTCATCCCAAGTACCACGCCATAGTCTATAGTATTCATCCCATTTCTTTTGATAGTTAGAGTTTCTATGCTCTTCCCATATTTCCACACGTCCTAATACCCAGTCCTTTAAGTGCTGATGTGGGTCACTATAAGATAATTCTTTTTGTTCTGCCATAAATTAGTATCCTGCTACTGCGTCCATAGGTTCCCATTCCTCTAACTCTATACTATCTGCGTAGTCTGCGACACTTACTTGGTCTATATACGCTAACGAGTCTAATAAATCGTCATGACTTAAGGGTGAGGGGAAGTCCATCATCTGGGAAATGAAATGATTATTCCAATCAGCCTTTCTAAATTTAATTCTACCATGTTCCAAACGTCCTTGTAAGGCCCATGTTATTCTATCTGTCTTTCTTTTGCCACCATGAGTAACATCAGTAATGTTTACCCACCTACCTTTAGTTCTCATTTCATCTTCAAGGTAGGGCATGATTGCATTCTTCAATGCTCCTGCTTCAATACCCACTGTAGTAGCTTCAACATCTACAGCAGCATTTAAAATTCTATTTGCTGTTTCCTTGATACCCCACCTACCGTGGTAAATATCCTTTACTAGCCATTCATCGCCTACAATTTTCACTACTGATATTGCAGTTTCATCTAGCTTACTTGATTTTAAACCCCTATCTTTTATAGCTTGTTCAAAACCTGCTGGGTCAACTGATATTACGTAATGACCTATCGTACCTTCCTTAAAATCCTTATCATCCTCTACGTAAGTAACCCATTTTTCTTTGAATATACCACCACTAAAGGTTTCAAAGGTCGCTTCAAACTCTTGTCTAAAGGCTTGAGTGGACATTGTACTCTTAGCCGCTGTAATTTCCTTAGGGTCCAAGAGAGGATTATCAGTTGATTGGTATTGAAATGCTTCCCAATCATCCTCTGCTTCAGACGCTTCCATATACAACTTATAAAAGTGATTCTTCCCTGCCGGAGTCCCAATGAACATGGCACCACCCTTTACGTCAGCCAGAGTTGGTCTTAAAATCATTTCCCAAACTTCCGGTTTCATACTAGCATACTCATCTAGTACAACGTAACTCAAGCCTACGCCCCTCAAAGTGTCCGGCCTATCACTTCCCTTTAAATAAATCTTCCTATCGTTGATTAAAGTTAATACTGCTGTATTTTCATGGGCAGCTTTAATAACATCCTGACCCAATTCCTTTAACATACCCCACATAATATCCTTTGACTGTTGGAATGTGGGGCCAACATAAAATACGTCCTTACTCTTACTCTGGAGTGCATTAATTAATAACACCCATGCAGCTAGTCTTGACTTACCAAAGCGTCTACCTGCTGATACTACCTTAAAACGAGCCTTGGACTTAAATATTTCCATTTGAGCATCATGGAGTGCTACCTTAATATCAGCCACTAACTTCTCGTATTACCTCACCTTCAAAAGTAGCCTGCTCTTCCGCTTCTCGTTCCTCTATTGCCTTTACGGACTCAACAATAATGTTTATTCCTAAATCCCTATGCTCATGTTTTATTTCAACTGCTTTATGTGCAGGTATTATTCTGTCCATGCACATCTTTAAACAGTGTCTGTCGCCAGCCAAGGCCATTTCGATAACCTTATCAACTATTTCCGGTCCTTTAGCGGACAACACCTCTCTACTTAGAGCTGTATATTTGTTAACCGAGCCTACTGGCCTGCCAACTGGGTTCAATGAAGGCATTCCTTTGTAAAAGTTTGGATTACCTGATTTCTTTTTGGTTTCCTTTGCTGGCATACCTTTGTCCTGTTATAAAAAAGGGAGGTTCTATACCCCTATTATACCACCACTTCCCTATGATTGCAAGGACTTTCTCGGAATAAGCTACAATTAGCCACTTTTAGCTACATTTGGATTAGTTAAGTTCTATTATGGTCCAAACTTCGTTTCATGTGCTAATGAACTACACTGCGTGCGTGCGTTTTTCCCATAGGGGGCCCCCCTTTGCCATAGGTGGCCATAAATGGGTGGGCGTGGGCGTGGCTTTAAATGGCTTTAAATTGCTTTAAATGGCTTTAAATTGCACAGGCATGGCCAGCCATGGCCAGCAGTGGCCAGCGTGGGAAAATGAGGGAATAAGAGAGAGTGATAGTGGTTTTTAATGACTTTGCATAACAGTGTTATGCGATTAATGAATATTTATTTTAGCCAGAGTATTGCAATACAGGATTAATCTGGTATATTTATAGACATGGCCTAATATAGCCATAACTAAGTAGTTCATTTTGAACTGCATAACTTAAATAGGAATACTATGACAACAAAAAATAAAGGAATTGAGAACCTATCAACTACTCAAGCGACGCTATATAGAAGTTATGTAGCCACTAATAACAAGGGTATCAGCCAGCAAAAAGAGATAACAAGGCTGTGTAAGTTAGGCACTGAAGGCCATAAGGAAATAATTCTAATTGCTGAATTATTGAAGGCTAACGCTGAAGCCACTGCTACTATCAAGGTACAGGTAAGCAGGGCAATGGCTAAGTTAAAAACTGGCCTAACATTGCAAGGCTTAGGTAAGAAGGATGATGATGTCATCATTGCTAAGAAAAACACTGACAATCAGCCAGTAGAGAGCAATGCAGGCTCTAAGCCAGCAAAACCAGAAGATAGCGTAGAGCCTAATACTAAGATATTCGACTTTGACGAATTCGACAAGGTATTCATTGCAATGCCTACAGACCAGCAGCAGGTTATGATTAAGCACTTACAGAAACTTATGAAGGCCACTACTAAGTTACGCATTGCAAGTTAAACAACACTAGCACCAACAACAAGGCCGGCTATATGCCGGCTTTTTTGTGTCTGATTGTATATTATTAAGGCTCTATATCTTCGATTTAAGCCACGTTTACATACTAAGCAATACCCAAGCCAGCCTAAACCATAATAATTGCTATACGATAGCCTATGCTTGACTATAGGCCATTTATATGAGATAATGTACCTTGAATTGAGTTATACCAGTTCAAAACTGCATAACAGTGTTATGCGATTAATAACTAAATAGTGAGGTAAAAAATATGTACAAAAAACATGCACTAGAAATTTCTGAGCATGCTTTAAAAACACCAAAAGGTTTATTAGATGTAATTACATTTACATTCAGTACAATTCAACAGCCTTTAAGTAGTAGCCTAAATCAATTAAAGGATATTGATATAAATGGCATTGAAAGCAAGTATTTATTTGGCTCTAAACGTAAAGGCCTTAAATATGCAAGGGAAAATATTGTAAAATTATTTTGGGATGTTCAAGAATTAAAAAAGCAATCTCTTACAGATGTTGAAATAGTCTGTAAGGCTGTCAGATTATTTATGGAAATTCCCGGATTAGGTTGTGTAAAGGCTTCGTTTGTATGTCAAATGTTAGGTTTTAACGTGGCCTGTATTGATAGTCATAACTTAAATAGGCTGGGAATGGATTTAAAAGATGTAACAATACCCACTACCCTAACTGAAAAAACTAAAATGAAAAAAATAAAAGCATACGTACACTTGACTCAAAAGCAGGGTACTGTATACTGGTGGAATTCTTGGTGCAATTACGTGGCTGAGAGAGGTGGAATGAATAAAGCATTGACAACAGGTGAAATGGTAAGTGAATTTCATGTTCAATGCGTAATTAGAACTGCATAACAGTGTTATGCGTAATGACTGGAGGTCAAAATGGATAAGAAAAAACCACAAACGTGGTGTATAGAAATCACGCTTACTAGGACATTTGATGGTACACGTGAAGAAGCAGAAGAAATAGGCAATGAAGATTTTAACTACTATGAGTCGCAAGTAGATGGCGACCAGTTTGTAAACACGCCTACAGGATTAGACATCTACGAAGTAGAAACTCAATTTCCGGAGGGTTAAAATGGATAGAACATTAGAAGGCGTACTAGATATGCTAGTAACAGGTGCATTTCATGGCTGGTTTAAACCACATGAAATACAAAGAATGGCTCAATTTTATGGTGTAAGGTGGATAGATTTAGTAACCTATGCAACAGATGAATTAGGTTATGATAGCGATAAGGAACCTATGAGCACATATTATAATCAATACTTTGGAGGTAAAAGTGAGTACAAAAATGGATAAAATTAGCAAGGAATTTCTGGAAGTATCAGAAAAGATTACTGATGTTGAAAAAGAACCAACAATAACAGTATCCGACTGGTTTGGAAAGGATAAGGAAATAACACGTACTGATTTTATAGACTTATGGGTTAGAAATGCTGACCTTTATAAATTAGTACACTACAAACAACTTGCATACATGGAAGCATGGGTGCAGGATATTAAGGACGAGATAGCTGAAGTAGCTGGATTGTCATGGGATTTATCATATAAAGGAGGAAAGAAATGATAGACTATGAAGGAACTAGATTTAATGTACAATTAAGTACAATGGTACCTGAAAGTAAATCTGTTGAGTTTGAGGAATGGTTTGATGATAACATTGGCACTGATTTACAGAAGGATGTAGACTGGGAAACTGGTGAAACTTGTTATGTCATGTGTGATATAACTAATAATGAACTCAGATGGATTGAGGACTATGAAACTAAATATTTAATTGAGGAGGAAAAGTTATGAAAGTCAAAGCAGCGATTGAGGTATTAAGTAAATGGTTCGACCTTGATGATGACATTGTTATAGATTGGTTCGAGAAAGATGATTTTCGTGATGAGAATGGCCAAGAAATTGATGATGAACTGTGGGAAGCCACCTGTTACAGAGCAGAGGACAGTGAATTTCTCATGGACAGAGATGTAGTAGAGATTATGATGAGAGAACTGAGGAGGAATAATGAAAGCAAGTTTTAAAGAACTGTTGAAAAAATACAGGAACCTAGAAGGTAACAAATATGTGGAGGAAGATATACCCTTTGACGTTAGGGATTTAGAGTTTTTCTCTGAACCTGAGGTTGTTGCCAATCCATATTCAGGCATAACTATCGAACTGAACCCTATTGAAGTGGCTATGTATGACACCACTATGGGTGCTTATAACATACACATTGACTTAGGTAATGTGGGCATGTATAATGATGCTAGATATTGGTATGATGAATTTAAGAGAGGCAAAAACTGGTTCATTGAGAACAATGTTGAAGCCTACATGACTTTAATTGATTAGAAGGAGGACTTATGAGTTTAATTAAATTTGATACATACGCTCTTGATGGTATCATTGATGAGCGTATAGAAAGACAGCAAGATATTAAGGACTACTATGGCACAGCTCTGTTTGATGATGATGGCAGACTGATACCATTACACGCTTATGAATATTTCATTGAGCCTACCTGTCACTTAGCTGTAATGATGAGCCAACAAGAGCAGATTACACAACTTCAAGAGATAGTTAGAAATCAAGATAAAAATATCCAACAGCTCAAGAAAATAACTGGCTGGACTTGTGGCTATGATGACAATGACTGGCCTATAGAGGAGTCATTAACAAAAAGAGTACAAAAACTAGAGAAGGAGGTAGAAAAGTTATGAATATATATAAAAATGCTATGATTAGCATGAAAGGAAAACAACTTGGTGAAGTAATTAACTATGACACATTGCATGGTGTATCCACACTACTATGGGAAGATGATATAGACCATCTGACTTATTGTGAGGAACAAGACGGACAATTATCACATCATGAGATAGAAGTTATGGAAGATACACTTGACAAGCTGTTAAAAAACTATATCATAGACCTACATGAGTACAACGAACTCTATCAGGCAGATGTAGACTTTATAATTTTAATATAGGAGGTAAAGATGGACAGTTTTAGAGATATGATGATTGAAATGTGTAAGCTACAGTCAGAAGTAGCCAAAGCAAACGCAAGACTGGAAAAGAAAGGCTTCATACATACCACTACTAAGCCTACACGTAGGCAAGAGGGTGAGTATGATGAGGAACTTAGAATACATAACAAATATGAGAGGTTATCATGAGTAAAATGGGAAACTATGTAATATGGTGTGAAGAAAAAGGTTACACTAATGATATGGGTGAGGTTGATAGCATGGACCATGTAGATGAGTACATGAAACAGCAAGAGCTGACTAAAGCGGAAGCTTTTAATGCAATCGTAGAAGGTATGAAAATTCTAAAGTGGGAGCAGGAAAAATGAGTATGACTTATCAAGATTATTTTATACCTAATGTAGTGAGCAACTGTTGTTTAGCTTCTATGGTTATTACTGGCATGTGTTCAGAATGTTATGAGCACTGTGAGCCTGCTGATTTAGAAGTGTGGTCATTATATGAGGAGGATGATAATGAGATGTAAAGCATGCAACAAACAACTGAATGACAATGAGTCAGTCTATAAAGACAATGAAACTGGTGAGTATTTAGACATGTGTAATGGCTGTAGACGAGCTGGTTACTTTAGCTTTAATTCCCTTGACTCGGAGGAAGATAAAAAATATTTACAATCTTTACTAAATGACTACACAAATCAGTAAAAGTATGTTATACTATTACTATAGATATACATTAATTATCATTAGAAGATAAGGAAAGGATAATAAGAAGAATAACTAATTGGTATTAATAGCTATTAGTACCAGTTAGTATCTTAATAGAATGATTAAGGATACAGTAGCTCAGATAGTGGGGAAGGATTAATTAACCAACCTGTTACTATATAAGGAGCCGGCATTTAATGACTACTAGTGTTAATAAATGTTGTGGTCGGTGGTTCAAATCCACCCTGTATCCTTAATTGTTTTATGTTAGCAATCATTATGATGTCGTGATTGTTTACACTTTTAATAGACATCAGAGGATATAATTATGGCAGTAGCAACAGGTGAAGCACTATACCCAGCTCTTTTTGAGCCTAAGGTAGATAAATATACACCAATGCCCGGAGTTTATTCAATAGACTTGAAGGTAGATGATGAGGAAAGGGATAGACTAATAGCATCAGGTATTAAACCTAAACAAAAAGATGCTAATGTGTTTGTGTTTAAACGTAAGCCAGTAACAGCTAAAGGTAATAACTTACCAGCTCCAACAGTTGTTGATGAGAACAAACATGGTTGGGATAGTACAGTATTGATTGGTAATGGTTCACAGGTAAAGGTTGCATACTCTACCTATGAGCACCAAGCAACTGACAAGTATGGCCTTGGTAAATCTTTGGATGCAGTACAAGTTCTTAATCATGTAGCCTACGCAGGCGGTAACAATGCTCTTGATGAGTTTGAAGCTGTTACTAAAGAGGACGTTCCGTTTTAATAAACGCATAACAGTGTTATGCAAATGGCTACTCCTACTTATGGGGGTAGCCTTTATTAAAACAACTCGGAGTAGACTATGAGAGATGATGAACAACAAGGCACCTTCGTTCAACACGAAGCATGTCCTGAGTGTGGCAGTAAAGATAACCTAGCAAGGTACTCTACTGGTCAAGGATATTGTTTTGGTTGTGGACATTGGGAAGCACCTAAGGGTGAAGGTAAAGTTGAAGCAGTAACAAGGGAGGTAACAAATAGTATGGAATTATTTACAGGAAACAGTGGTGCTATTGTGGATAGAGGCATCAATGCAGATGTAGTAAAGAAGTATGGTGTTACCCTACAGTATGATGAGAAGGGAGGCATAAAGAAACATTGCTATCC